ATATATTATAATATATAATATATGGGTAATAAAAAAATAAGAAAAGAAGCGATGCTAGATGAATCGTGATATATTAAGTCAAATGCAGCAATATCCTTTATGGATGAAAATTGAAATAACAAAAAGACGAATTCGAGAATGGTATGAGTATTGGGATGGTGATGTTTATGTAAGCTATAGTGGTGGAAAAGATAGTACAGTATTACTCCATATAGCAAGATAAGTATATCCCGATATTCCTGCCGTATTTTGTAATACTGGAGTTGAGTATCCCGAGGTTTTAAAGTTAGTTAAGCAACAATCTAATGTAATAATGTTAAAACCTAAAAAACCATTTCATAAAATTATAAAGGAATACGGTTATCCCGTCATAAGTAAAGAAGTGGCACACAAAGTAAGTGTAGTGCAACGAAATGGCAAAAATTGTAAAACGGCTAGATATTTCGATAAGACTATAAAGGATATAAAATATAATTGTTATAATTATAGTTATTTGCTAGACGCACCATTTAAAGTGAGTGACAGATGTTGTTATTACTTGAAAGAACAACCTGTTAGTCAATATGAGAAACAAACTGGTAATCACCCCATAATAGGGCTTATGGCTTGCGAGTCTCAAAGAAGACAGAAGGCGTATATTCAAAACGGAGGGTGTAATGCTTTTAACAATACGAGACCTATAAGTACTCCAATGGGATTTTGGACAGCACAGGACATATTAAAATATATAGTACAATATAATTTACAAATACCTACTGTATACGGAGACATAATAAAAGATGACAGAGGAAATTATATAACAACAGGTTTATCGAGAACCGGTTGTATGTATTGTCCTTTTGGAGTACAATTTGAAAAATATCCTAATAGATATCAGAGGTTACAACATTCACATCCAAAACATTATGAATTTATGCTTAACAAGTTAGGGTTTAAGCAGGTATTTGAATATGTCGGAATTGAATATAAAGATAGACAAAAAAGATTATTTTAAATTTTAGTAAAACCCTTGACAAATTATACAAAAGAGTATATAATATAAGTATAAAATAAAATAATAAATAAAAAGGGGAATGTTAAAAATGAAAAAAGAAATTAATTTAACTCCAAAACAACATCAAGTATTAGAAACACTTGCAAATATGCTTGAAAGAGAAAACTACAACCAAATACCAGTATCAGACATATACTGTAATATGACTGCTGTCAAACAAATAGTAACACCTAATTGGTTTGACAGAACTTTCAACAAATTGGAAGAATTAGGTTTAGTTAAAAAAGACGGTATGAGTTATCAAATTAAAGGCGGATATAAAAAAGGTGAAATAGTTAAAACATATTGTTACAATTTAACTCCATTAGGTCTAGAGTATTTAGGTATTGAGGTTGACAATGATTTAGTCAATTTAAGACATTTAGAAGGTACAACATTTAACGTGGATGAGATAATTTGTAGTATGAGTGACCTTACAGAAGAGGTTATAGTATCTAATACTCATATATTGAGTTATTTCAAAGGTCATGGTATTTGTTTATTATACAACGTATATTATAATTATGGAGACTCACCTGTATATAATGTGTGGGTGGATGAGGATGATAAAATAGTACAAATAAGTTAGTAAATAAAAAGGAGAGTATTAAAAATGAAATTAGAAGGTACTGAAAAACAAGTAAAATATGCAGAGGAGTTAAGAAAAAGAGAGTTAACAACACTAAATAAAAAACTTGTAAGAAAAATGAAAAAAGATTCAAAAGAAACAAAAATTTACAAAATAAGAAAAACAGGTGAACAATTAGAGTTAACTGACGTAAATGCAATACAATTATGTATTAACATTTTAAACAATATGACAAAATCATGGGAAATAATTGACGTGTGTAGTTGTAATGAAAAATTAATGCTATACCATTTCGGTCAATATAAATAGTCAACTATACTCCAGGTACAATTATAGTACCTGGTTTTTTTATATCTAAAATAACCCCAAACGGGGCGGGGGAAAGTGGAGTAAAATGTATTAAATATGTTTATACAATTAACATAAAGTATATATACTGGAGTACAATTATAAACCCTATAGTGTCAATATATAAAATAAATGTTGACCCTAACATAAATAAACAAAAGTACATTTTGGAATATAATAGTAAGTAAATACAGAAAGGAGCAAGTACTATGTCTAGAGTAGTTCAAGAGAAACATCCATTTATAATAATGTATTCAAAAAAGGAGGATAAATTTATAGTATATAATCAAAACAAGGAGTTTGAACATGGACATACTCATGTTAGAACGCTTAAACAGGCTCAATACTTATGTGATTGTGTGAAGAAACACAAAGTACCCAACAAAGTTAACAAGTATTTTATTATTAGTTTAATAAGAATAAGCACTGATAAGAAATATATAGAAAAACTCAACCTTAAATTGAAAGCGTTCAACGGGGCAAAAGGATATAGAAACACTCCACAAAATAGTAGGAAATAAACCAAATTTAAAAATATCTTTATAAAGTAAAGCAGGGTGACAAAAAAAGCCGGGGTTTTATCGAACCCTGCTTTATTTATTAAAGCAAAATTAGAAATGACTTTAAAAGGAGGAAAATTAGTATATGGCAGAAAAGAAAAAACAGAATTGGAATAGTATATGTAATATAAATGGAGTTAAAATGTCCGTATCTCAAAGAAATAAGATTATGAAAAATAAATATATATATGAGGACATCAGTCTCCAAGATTTAGCAAAAGAGTTTAACATGAGTTACCAGACAGTAAGATGTTTATCAAGTAAAGAGAAGTGGAAGGATGAGAAAGATAAAATAGTGGCTCAACTAAAAGAGGACATAGATAAACAGGTATATGATGTATATTTAGCAGCTGGAGTTGACATTAATATGCAATACCATGCACTATGGCAAGATATGTATAATAAGGCTGTGTATATGCTCCAAACAGAGGATGGTCTAGTTAATGGCAAAACAGGGAAACTAGACGTATATAGACTTAATCAATTGGCTGACGTAATTGCAAAAGCTCAACAGGGTCAACAATTTACATCCGGTTTATTAAGTAAAGAAATACAAGTAGATGTTGACATTAAGAAAGAACGTCTTGAACTTGACAGAGATAAATTTGAGTTACAAAAACAATTACTTGGAGTTAATGACGAGCAAGTAGTAGACACTAACAGTTTATTACGTGCCTTAAATGGAGTAGCTGCTGCAGTTGGTATTGGAGAGGAGTAGACCACAATGAAACGACTTAAAGATAGGATAGTCCCGTTTGATTTTGTACCATTTAGCCCCAAACAACAAATAGTTATGAGTTGGTGGACAGAGAAAAGTAAGTATAAGGATTTTGACGCGATAATATGTGATGGAGCAGTAAGAAGTGGAAAAACAGTATCAGAGGCACTGTCTTTTGTGTTGTGGGCAATGTATAGATTTGATGGCAAGAACTTTGCATTGTGTGGTAAAACAGTTGGAGGTTTACGACGTAACGTAATAGGTCCACTAAAGCAAATGATTAAATCTTTAGGCTACCAACTTGAGGACGCGAGAAATGACGGGTATTTGTGTATTGGATATACCACACTTGACGCTCAAGGTAAAAAGATAACCAAAACGAATTACTTTTATGTATTTGGTGGTAAAGATGAGAGTTCTCAAGACTTAATCCAGGGGATAACACTTGCTGGAGTATTCTTTGACGAGGTAGCACTCATGCCACAGTCATTTGTCAACCAGGCAACAGCTAGATGTTCAGTTGAGGGGGCAAAGTTTTGGTTTAGTTGTAACCCTAACTCACCTTTTCACTGGTTCAAAGAGGAATGGATAAATAAAGTAGCAGAGAAAAAAATATTATACCTACACTTTACAATGGATGACAACCCGTCATTGAGTGAGGAGGTAAAAAATAGATACAAATCTCTATACACTGGAGTATTCTACAAACGATATATATTAGGACTATGGGTAGCTGCTGACGGAGTTGTTTATCCTATGTTTGACCCAGACGTACACGCAATACAACTCAAGAGAAACTGGACGAGAATATTTGTGGCAGGTGACTTCGGGGTTCAAAATGCCACAACTTTTGGTATATTTGGATATTATGCTCCGGAGAAAAGATACCATCAGCTAGCCAGTTATTATCATAATGGTAGAAAAGACGGGCAAAAGACGACTAAAGAATATGCTGAGGATTTAAAACAGTTTTTAAAAGATAATTGGGTTATGCCCGAGTATATAGCACTTGACCCATCAGCAGCTCCAATGATGGTTGAGTTGCGAAAAGACCCTTATTTTAGTAGACACAATATAGACATACTACCGGCTAAAAATAGAGTAGACTTAGGAATACAAGTTGTGTCATTTTTACTCAATGAGAAAAGATTCACACTTGACCCGAGTTGTGTTCACGATATAGAGGAGTTTACAACATATGCTTGGGATAGTGACAAATTGGATAAAGGGGTAGAGGAAGTTATAAAAATAGATGACCATGCTATGGATAAGATTAGATATGCAGTCATGACAGACTCGATATTACATGGCACATTAGATAGAGAGATGGAACTACTAGAGAGATAGGAGGAAAAAGAGTATGAGTAATTACAAAGACTTTACAAATAGTTTATTAGGGCTATTCGCAAACGATATGGAATTTAGAAAAGAGCTACCCGAGGTAAAACAATATTATGAGTTTTATGACGGTAGACCATATAGAGAAAAAGATGATTTGACAGAGAGTACTGGTCAGCTATGGGCAGTTAGTGACAGAGATTATACTCCAACTAGAGAGATAAGAAACTTGACTAAAAAATTAATAAATAAACAGGGGAGATTTATGACGTCTGTACCCCCTACATTAGTATTGAGCAGTTATCAAGATAAACCTAACAGAGAGGGGATAGATAAAAAGAGAGCTATAATTGAACAACAGTTAGTTGATACTAAATTTTGGAATAAATTCGGAAAAGCATTTTTAGACTGTACTATAGGGAAAAGGGTGTTACTTTGTATGCTTGCAGATGTTGACAACATGGGTAACCCAACAGGAGGAGTAAAATTTAGATTTTACACAATGCCCGAGTTTATATATGAGTATGATGAAAACGACATTGACATATTAAAGAAAGTACAAATTGCATACCAGGATAAAAACACAGTTGGAAAAATTGCAAAAGACCAAAGATGGCATAAGTGGACATATGAGATGAGAGAGGATAATAATTGCTGGGCAACATATGAGATAGTAGATGGTACTAACATAACAGCCTTTACAGTTATAACAAATACAACTGACGACGGTAAAGAGGAGGAGCAGACTGTTGAGTTAAAACAAACGTGGAATACTGGTCTACAGGAGTTACCATGTAAAGTCATATTAAATGACGGGTTGACTGGTGATATTAGAGGAACAAGTGACATAAAAGATTTAATGGATATGGCAATGGATTATAATAGAACGATGAGCGACTACCGAGACGCGTTGAGATTTAAAATGTTTGAACAACCAGTATTTGTTGACGTCAAGTCAAGTTGTTTAAAAGATGTGAAAATAGCACCTAACCAAATCATAGATTTAAAATCTGACCCTACACTTGGTGACGGTACTAGTAATACCTCAACTGCAAAAGCTCAAATGTTGTCAAGTACATTTAATTTTCAAAGTGCTGCTGACTCATATTTAACGTCTTTGAAAAAAGATATGTACGAGTTAATGGAACAACCACTTCCGGAGGCATTACTAAATGTACCAAGTGCAAAAGCCCTAAAAATGATTTATTACGATTTAATCACACGTTGTGAGGAAAAATGGAGAGTATGGGACGAAGTGTTATTATGGGTTGTTCATATGTTTGAACTATATGCCTCTTTAGGAGTTTTACAAAATGTTGAAGATGTTAACGTATTAGCTATTGAAACAATACCTTCATGGTCACACAATTACCCATTACCGGATGACGATGAAACTATGAGAACAGTTGCAATGCAAGAAGTAGAGGCAAATGTACGTTCTCATAAATCTTATATTGAAGAGTTCGGAAATTCAGAGGACGCTGCTGAAGAATTTGACAGAATTATTGAAGAAATGGGAACTATACAAAATACTCAAAATATGATGTCAGATTTTGGGAATATGGGTAGTACTCCAGGAGAAGGAGGAGAAGGAAACCCAGGAGAAGAAGGAGAACCACCTAAAGAGTAAACAAATTTTATCCATTATTATATATAATATATAATTAAATAAATAGGAGGAGAGTATATATGGTAAGAAAAAAGAGAACACAAGGAATAAAGACAGTTCATATAATATGTGATAAGTGTAAAAACGAAATGCCAATACAACCGTCAGAAATATATTTTGACGGTTCTATAATAGTAGAGGGGCTAAAATGTAAACATTGTGGAGAAATATATGTCACAATTATCACAGATAACAAGTTGAGAGACTCAATTTATAAATTACAAGGGTTGCAAGAGGAGTTAAAACAACTAAGACGACAACAAAAATTTAATTATGATTTCTACACAAACACTAATAGAAAAATTCCTAGTTATATAGTTAAACGATGTGAAACTCAAATCAACAGTAAACTTGAAGAAATTAAAACTGTTAAAAACTTTAATATCAAGTATGAAAAATACCTAAGAAGTAAATACTTAAAGAAAGGAGAGATATATAATCGTGTCTACAGAGTATCAGAAAAACATGGGGCAGGCAATAAAAAGAATACAAAAAGAAACCACAAAAACACAAGAAAGACAGATAATGAGGATATATAAACAGGCGTTTGAGGATAGTTGGTCAGAATATATTAATATGATGGGAGGGGGTAAAACCCCTCCCGATGTTGAATTACGCAAAACAAAATTGGCATATGTAAACCAACTCTACAAACAACTCCAGGAGCAGTCAGCAATATGTAATGAGAAAGTACCAAAAAGAATATTAGATAAATATGCACAAATATCAAAAAGTATTTCTGACAACGCAGAATTTAACAAAATGGTAGATAAGTCAGTCAACGTAACATCTAAAGAAATAGTTGAACAAATGATAAAAGGTCAAGTATATAAAGACGGTATGGGTCTAGATTCTAGGTTGTGGCATAGTGTTAATGCCTCCGGTCAAAAAATAGAGGACGCGATAACCAGTTGTCTAGCTAGAGGTGTAGGTTCAGCCGAGGCGTCAAAGACAATTGCTCAATTTGCTAAAGCTGGACACCACACTTGGGATAAAAAGAAAATTAGAGAAAAACTCGGTTCTTATTATGCAAATAAATATGGAGCTAGTGGGCTTGATTACGAGGCTTTAAGGTTAATGAGAACTACTACTACACATATGGCTCAATTATCTGCCATTAACTCACACAAAGTCAACCCATATAGTAATGCTGTGATTTATCATATTGGGCATGCGGGCTCAAGAACTTGTGCTATGTGTAAAGAGAGAAATGGAAAAAAGTTTAAATTGGAGGAAGTACCACTGGACCATCCGAACGGGTTGTGTTGGCTTGAACCATTTATATCTGTAGATGGTAAAAACCCAGCGTCTCTTTCAGACCTCATGGATGATATGAATAATTATTATGACGGGAAACCTAATAGTGGGTTAATGGACAAATGGCTAAAAGAAAATGGAGAAACTCCAGTAAAATCAAAACCACAACAACCAAAGATACCAACATTACCAAAAGGTCATTTATATACATCGGAACAGAGAGAACAAAAATACAAAGAACTTGAAACTAAATTAACTAAAGGTATTTCTAGTATGATAAAAGACGAGTATGGTAATAATATAAATGTAAAGGGTTTAACACAGTCAACTGTATTAGGTATTGTAGACAATTTACAAAAATATCCTACTCCTCTCCAAGATATGTATTTGTATACAGCAAAAGAGTTGAAAATGAAGTATACAGACAAAGGAGCAAAGTACAATATGATAACTAAAGATATACATTTCTCTGTAAAAAATGTGAGAAGTGACTCACGTGGTCCATATGGTACAGTATTTCATGAGTGGGGACATTTAATAGATAGTCAATTTGATAAAACTAAAATAATAACGCGAGAAGTTAATGAGGAAATGTATAAAGCATTAAAGAAAGATGTAGATAATCAAGTTAAATACCATATGAAACAATCTGGTTTAGATAAAGCAGGTGCAAAAAAGAAACTTTCAAATGAATTGTTTAATGCGTCAGATGCAATAGCTGGAGTTTCAGATATATATGGAGGAGTCACAGGTAACCAGGTTATGGGATGTTGGGGGCATAAAAAAAGTTATTGGACTAGACGAGATAAAAAACAAGAAGTATGTGCAGAGGCTTGGGCAGATATACTCCAAAGTTATGGCGTAGATGAGCAACGTGATTATATAAAGAAATACCTCCCAGGAGGTAAAGCATTTGTAGAAAAGACAGTTGAGGAGTTAATAGAGAAAGTAAAGAAAGGTGATATATAATGAAAGAGCAGACCAAACAAAAATTAGCACAATATAAAGATAATTTTGATGACATATTCCCACTAATGCAGTATGAGTTTACAGAACAGGAAATAGTGTCAATAATAAATAAATGTATTATAAATAATAAACCAGTAGATTATTATTATCCATTAGATGACGATGTCATATATTAGGATTAACAGTTAGGTAATATAAATTATTACCTAACTTTTTTTATTTGTAAACAAAATTGACATAGGTCATATAATAAATAATTGTAGAACCTGGACTACGTTAAAAAATACTTGTATGAGTTTTTCTTTATTTTCTAAAAAATAATGTTTATTCATCCGGCAAAGATGTAAAAGGAGGCAAATATAAATGAGTAAAGATATAAAAGATTTCTTGCAAGGAGTAGACAACGCGGACGCCGTTGCTAAAATAATATCTGATAATTTAAAAGAGGCAAAGTGTAAAATTTTCATAGACGACGGGGATAAAAATAAATATGTCCCAATATCAAGATTAAATGATAAAATAGGAGAATTAAACACTGCCACAACAACAATTACAACATTAAACCAAACTATAAGAACTTTAAAAGACCAAGTCAAAGACAATGAGAAGGCAACTGAGACAATATCTCAACTACAGGGAGATTTAGACAATTATAAACAGGCACTAAAAGATAATAAAATAAATAGTGCGTTACAATTATGCGCAATGGAGAGTAAGGCACATGACGCTAAAGATTTAAAGGGATTTTTAGACCTCAATAAAATAACAATTAATGATACAGGTGAGGTTATTGGTATAAAAGAACAAGTGGAACAACTTAAAAAAGATAAAGCATACTTATTTAAAGAAGAACCTGCCCAACCTCAAAAACCTGGATTTGGAGGTACTGGAGTTCCGGGTAAACCTTCTAGTGGTATGGTGTTCAACTCTCAAACTGCTCAACCAGGGGATTTCGGAAAAATGTTAGCTCATGAAAACGGAGTTCCAAAAGGTGAAGAGAGCAAACAAATATTTACCCCGGATTATTTCTTCGGGGACGGTAAATAAGAAGGAGGAATAAATAATGCCAAAATTACAAACAAGAAAATATTTATCACCGGAACCACAAATTCTAGCATTTCCGGACCATTATGTAAATGTACCGGGAAAAATAGAATTTGATGATTTAGCAAAATTATACGCTACTATACAAGCTGGCGAAAAAACAAAAATGCAAAATGTATATACAGACGCGTCAAAAGTATTACCTAGAGGATTAGCTGTTCACATAGACGGAGATGGAAAAGTAACTGCACCAGTGGCAGCCACAACTGGAGTTGAAGCTGTAAAACCAAACGCTGTATTATTTGATACTATAGAATTCGGTAAATATGAAAAAGCTACTGACACACAAGTAAATGCTGCAATATTAGTACATGGTTTTGTGAGAGCTGACAGATTAATAGGAAAAGAAAAAGCAAACTTAGACAACGGCATGATATATGTCGTTAATAAATAGAGGAGGGGGCAAAGTAGAATGGCAACAGTAAAAAACTTATTTGATTATATAAATTCAAAAGACATAGCTGCTTACGTCACAGAAAAACCCGAAAATCAAATACCATATTTTGCAGAAACATTATTCCCTGCAAAAAAACAATTAGGTACAGATATTTCTTGGTTAAAAGGAGCTAATGGTTTACCAGTAGCTATACAACCATCTGAATATGACGTAAAAGCTAGATTAAGAGAAAAAACAGGTTTCGAGGGTGTAGCAACTGAAATGGCTTTCTTCAGAGAGGCTACTAGAATAGGTGAAAAAGATAGACAACAATTAAACTTATTACTTAATAATCCGGAATCTCAAATGGCAATGCCAATAATAAGAAACATATTTGACGAAGTAGCAAGATTAGTTGAAGGTGTTAGAGTTCAAGGTGAATACATGAGATGTCAATTATTAACTGGTGGAAAAATAGACGTAACATCAGCTGACGGTCGTGCTAAATATGTGTACGATTATGGTCAACAAAACTTATTCAAATGTAAAAAAGGACATGAAGCTTGGAGCAAAGATAATGCAGCAGCTGACCCAGTTAGAGACATAATTGCATGGTGTGATTATATGGAGGTATTAAGAGGTATTAGACCAACTAGACTTGTAATGAACAGAAATACTTTCTTAGACATGGTTCACTGCCCAGCACTACATGGTATGATGTACCCAGACGATTCTGCAAAAAATTACTTTGTATCAGATGCAAAAGCAAAATCATTTATTGAAGAAGCTACAGGTTGTACTATATTTGTATACGCTAAAAAGATAACTACATTATCACATGACACTGGTTTAGCAACTGGAGATGTTGTTAATTTAATTCCTGACGGCAAAGTTGTAATACTACCTCCAAGAGCTAGTCTAGGTTCAACTTGGTATGGTACAACACCAGAAGAGTCAGATTTAATGACAGGTTCAGACGCTCAAGTCTCAATTGTAAATAATGGTACTGCAATAACTACTTATAAAGAAACTCACCCTGTTCAAGTTGTAACAGTAGTTTCATCAGTTATGATACCATCATTTGAAACAATAGACGATTGTGCAGTGGCAGATGTTACTCAAGTAGCTACAACTGACCCTTCAGAAATAAAATAGTTTACTCATTTTTAATATATTGAATACCAGTCAGAAGGATGTTAGAGAATATATCTTCATTATATCTTCTCTGACTGGTTTTTATATTGTGGAGGTGTATAAAAATGGTAAATGAAAAAGTACTTAAAACTAGACTATTAGAAGACAGTAACCCGATGTTAACTAATGCACAAATACAAATGCTGGTAGAAACATATGACAATTTAAATGAGGCGTGTTATTATGGATGTTTAATGAAAGCCACAGTGGCTCAAAAAGTTACAATTGGTCCGATATCAATAGAGGACAACTCCAACGAATTTTGGTTAAGAATGGCAGACGGTTTTTATAAAAAATTTTTAAGAGAGCAAGACTCCAACGGAGTATCCGGATTATCTTGGGGACGTGCAGATGAGTTATAATTATAATCAATTATTACCAACTGTAGTATCTGCCATAAATAATTATGGTATTGACATTACCATAATGAGAGATAATTACACTACTGAAGTAGGAGTCAAAAAATATTTTAACTCCAAGCCAGTGTATACCATAAAAGGAGTTTTAGACAATTCAAAAACAAGTAGTGCCACTGGTACTCAACAATATACAGACTTTATGCAATACAATGTGAATGGTACTTTATATTTTGCTTATGACCCTAATATACATATACTCCCCGGAGATTATATAATTGTTCATGGAGTAAAATATATATTAGACATGCCCGTAAATATAATGGAGGTTAATTTGTTGTATCAAGTCCAAGTTAGGGGGGTCAAAGATGAATAATAATATAGATTTAACTTTTGACAACGAAATAGTACTTGAGAGCTTAGAAGGTATTGAGGATAGGGTTAGACAGCAAGCAAGAGTATTAGGAAACGCCACAGGTCAAAAAATGCAGGCTTTTGCCCAAGAAAATGCACCCTGGACAGACCGTACCGGAGACGCGAGACAATTATTAAAATATAAATCTACTATGGATAAAAATGGAGTAACCGTCTCAATATTTCACCAAGTTGAATACGGGTATTGGTTGGAGGTAGCACACAATGAAAAATATGCTATACTAAAAAATAGTAGAGACGCCATATTACCCGAATTTATAGAGGCAATTAAACACATTAGGATATAATAAATGGAGGGGGTACAATGATTCGCGAATCTATATATAATATACTAGAGAAAATAGTACCAACATATTCCGTCGGATTTGATGTGGGAACTATACAAAAAGATTGTTGTATACTTAGAAAAAACATGGATTTATTATCTGTATCAAATTCAAATGCTGGCTGGGATAACTGGACTATTGAGGTGTATAGTAAAATAAGTCCCCTACAGGTAGATAAGATAATAAATCAAATGTTAAATGAGCTAGGAAAAATAAACGCTCAAGTGGTCTTGGGAAATACGGGAGAATATTATGATAAACAGGTTCAAGCCTATACAAATATAATTCAAATCCGTACACCAAAGACTTTAAATATTAAAAATACCAATTAAGGAGGTTGTATAAAATGGAAATTCTTTATAATATAGAGAAAGTTGTTTTGACAGAGCTTGACCCAGCTACTGGTCAACCCAAGAAAACTGGAGGAGTAACAACTACAATATCAACAGCAAAAGAGGCAAAATTAAGCCCCGTAATATCTGAAGGCGCAGAAGAAATATTAAGAAATGCTACTAATATATTAGCAGTTGTAAGAGAGGATGACTTATTATATGGTTATGATTTCACTCTTACAGATAATACTTTTGACATAACAGCTGCTCAATTAGTTGCAGGTTATGTGAAAACAACTGGAGACGGTGCTAACGAAAATGATTTAGAAACTCCAATGATGAGTGCTGGAAATCAAGGTAAACCTTTTAAGACAGAATTATATGTTGCCAATTATGAAGGTGACTCAATCAAAAATTATTGTAAAATAACACTAAATAAATGTATTGGTAAATTCCCCGAAATGACAGTCGGTTCAGAGTTTTATGCTCCCGAATTTGAAATAAAAGCTAGAGAAAATACAAAAGCTAAATTGCCAATAAAATCAATAGCTTGGGTTGACGAATTACCCAGCTAATCCCTCAGCTCACTCAGAAGTTGAGGGGACAAAACCAGTGAAAAAGTAAGTAAATGGAGGTATTAAAAATGAGTAAAATAATAAGTGCAGAAAGTTTTATGAAAAAAGCAACAAGGGTAATAGATATACCTGGATTTGAGCCTGGAGAAGTGTTCTCTGTAAAAGTTAAAAATGTAGGAGTGTTGAGTATGATAATAGGAGGTAAATTACCAAACTCATTATTAGTGATGGCAACTCAATTATTCCCCGAAACTCAATCTAGTGACTCACTTCAAGAAAATACAAACAAACTACTTGATGACCCCGAGGCGTTAAAGTCAATGTCTCAAATGATGAGAGCTGTTGTAAAAGAGGCATTAGTTGAGCCTAAATTTGACGACATAGCTGAAGGGATAACTGATGAACAGGTACAGTCTATATTTACACAAGTTGTGGGAACTGCAAATAAAGCTATACCCACTGTTCAAGAGTAGGAAAATATTAGACGTAATTAGTGTGGCTAAGACTTTTAATACTCTACCGAGCGACGTAATTGGTATAGACCGAGATGACACATATTTTAGATATTGTTTTGACGAGGCGTGTACTTATATATATGGCAAAATGCAACCTGACAAAGATGGTAAATGTGTTGAGCCTGTATTCAGAGAGGAACATAAGTTGGATAAACATAGTAATCCGGGTTTAGATTTATTAATGAAAGAAGAGAGTAAAAAATAAGGCTGTAAGGCTTGATGCCTTATAGCTTTTTTTATACGGAGGTGAACGTATATGGCAAATACGGATTTAGGTACAATAGTTGCGCACTTGAGATTAGATTTACAAGATTTTAACCATAATCTCGATTTAGCACAACGACAATTACAATTAACTACTGACGATATGAGTCATATGGCTCAAGCTGGGAGTATGATGCAAGGATTAGGAGCTGCAATTACAGCTGGAGTTACTGTACCGGTAGTGGCATTTGGTAAAAGTGCAGTAGAGGCTACACAAACATTTAATGCCTCAATGTCAAAAACAGGGGCATTGATGGGAGCTACAGAAAGCGAAATGAATCAATTAAGAGACGCTGCTAAAGAATACGGAGCAACTACCCAATTTAGTGCTACCCAATGTTCTGACGCATTAGGATATATGGCTCTTGCCGGTTGGGACGCCAATCAATCTGTGAAGGCTTTGCCGGGCGTCTTGAATATGGCAGCTGCGTCAGGTATGGACTTAGCCCAAGCGTCAGACTTGGTTACTGACTATTTATCTGCTTTTGGTATGGAGGCAAGTCAAGCCGGAGAAATGGCTGACGTTTTATCTTATGCTCAAGCAAAATCTAATACAACTACCGACGCGTTAGGTGAGGCATTTAAAAACTGTGCTGCAAACGCTCATGCTGCCGGTATGGATTTACAAACAACTACAGCATTACTAGCACAATTAGCCAACCAGGGGTTAAAAGGTTCAGAGGCAGGTACTGCCTTGACGGCTGTAATGAGAGACATGACAGCAAAAATGAAAAATGGGGCAATCCAAATAGGTAAAACAAAAGTCCAAGTACAAGACGCCAACGGTAACTACAGAGATATGATTGATATATTAGCAGATGTTGAGTCAGCTACTCATGGTATGGGGGATGCTGAAAGAGCTGCTGCCTTACAGTCAACATTTACAGCTGACTCTATTAAAGGTTTAAACTTATTATTAAATGCCGGAAGTGATAGTGCTAGAGACTTTAGAGACCAACTTAAAGATTGTGGAGGTTCTGCCGAAGAAATGGCTAAAAAGATGAACGACAATTTACAGGGTGACATATTAGCTTGCCAGTCAGCGTTTGAGAGTATGCAAATAGCTGTTGGAGAAAAATTAGACCCGGTATTAAGAAAGGCAGTACAAACATTAACAAAATTATTTTCAGCTTTTAGTAAACTACCTGCTCCAGTATTACAAGTTATTATGGTATTAGCTGGTATATTAGCAGTTCTCGGACCACTATTATTAATAGTAGGTACATTTTTCAAACAACTCCAACAAATTAACGACGGACTTGAAATGTTACGAGCATTTCGAGAGGCTGGCGGATTTGTGAGAGTGTTCCAACTATCCATACAAATGGCACAGGGTGCTTGTACGAGATTTGTTGGAGTAATTACAGGCTCAGTAATACCAGCACTCCAAAGTTTATGGGCGTTCCTAATTGCTAACCCTATCGTATTAGTAATTGCTGCAATAGTGGCATTAATTTTAATATTTACACAATTATGGAATCATTGCGAAGGGTTCAGAAACTTTTGGGAGAATTTAATTGATAATATGATTGATGCTGCTAGTAGGATATCCCCAGCATTAGGAGCAACAGTCAAAGGTATTATTCAAATATTTGAAGGATTAATAAATGTAGTTCAAACAATATTCAAAGGAATTAAAGATATAATCATGGATATATTCTCCGGTGACTTTGATAAAGTAGGCGAGGATTTCAACAAAATGATTAATCAATTAGGAGTTAACTTTGGAGAGGTGTTTGATGGTATTAAGAACATCGCACAGAACGCCATAGACGGAATATATGACCTAATGGTGGCTGGACTCGGTAAAATGTTTGACCCAATTATAAATTGGGGTATGAGTATAAATGGACATTTAGGAGATGTATTTATAGACATATATGGTATATTTGAAGATTGGTTCAAATTAATAAAAGATATTGTAAAAGACAATCTAAAAATAATAGGTGACTTATTTAGTGGAGACTGGCAAGGAGCGGCTGAAGATGTTGGAGTATTTTTCCAACATTTAGGAGACAATATAGGAAATATATTTAATGGTATAAAATTGACAATACAAGACGCTTTCTTAACCATAGGGTCTGCAATATCCCAAGCAGCCCAAAATATATGGGGTAAAGTAACAAACTGGTTTAATACAAAAACAGCTCAATTAGGAAATTTCTTTACTAAAATGTTTAACCAAATAGGCAAATTCTTAGAAAGTATACCAGACAGAGTATTGTATATGTTATCATTTTTAGCAGGAGTCGTGACAAGAGGATTATATGAAATATGGAATTTTGTTACTGTGACAATTCCGCAATGGATAGCTCAACTTGGTGTATGGTTATCTGAATTACCGGGAAAATTTAGCAACTGGTTACAACAAACATATAGTCGCGTAACAGATTGGGCAAGTAAAATGTGGGCAAAAGCTCAAGAAACAGGTCAACAATTTGTGGCAAATTGTATACAATTTATACAAACACTTCCGGGCAGAATTTGGACTTGGTTAGTTAACACTTATAACAAAGTTACTACATGGGCAGGTCAAATGTGGACAAAAGCTCAACAGGCAGGTCAACAATTTGTTAATAGAGTGGTAACATTTATTCAAACTCTCCCAAGTAGAGTGTGGTTATGGTTAAACAATACAGTTCAAAAGGCTATAGCATTTGCTCAACAATTTGCAGCAAAAGGGCAAAAAGCTGCCATTGACTTTAAAAATAAAATAATTAATGGAGTAAAATCTATTCCAGGTAAAATGAAATCAATAGGTAAACAAATAGTGCAAGGATTATGGAACGGTATTACTGGAATGGGTTCTTGGTTAAAAGGAAAAATTTCCGGCTGGGCTAATACAGTAATACAAGGTTTTAAAGCTGGTTTTAATATCCACTCACCGTCAAAACGTGTGGCTGAGGAAGTAGGTAAGTTTTTACCTCCAGGACTTGTTGTAGGGGTTAAAATGACAGCTGACCAAGCATTAAAAGATATACGAAAATTTGCCGACCAAGTTATGCAGGCTGCTCAATTAGGAGATTTTGCTAACTCATACCAAATTGATACTGGTAATTTATCCACAACAAATATTACAAATCAAAAAGGCACAATTGCAGCAATAAATGATTTAAAACGAGTAGTACAACAACAAAATAGAGAACCTGACTATAATAAATTAAAAGACTGTTTTGTTGAGGGGGCAAAAAATATAGACGGTACTATAGTTATGGATAATACTGTTGTAGGTAAAAAAGTTGCTGAACCAGTACGTTCTACAAACAAATTAGTACTTGAGAGATTAAACCGATTGGAGGGAATATAAACAATGAAGAATTATTTCATGTATGACAATAATATTATAAGTGACGCGTTTTTAGTAGTTGAAATAACTCAAACATTATTACCCGACAGAAATATAGAGGTATTAGATATATTATCAAGAGATGGTCAAGTTTTCAACGGGAGCAATTATGCTCCTGTTGAGTTTGACATTACTATATTAGTGTCAGGTGAAAGTGAGTATGAGTTACAAAATAATTTACGAGCATTACGAGATATTTTAGTAGTAAAAAAACCAGTAAAACTGGCAATAAAAGAGGACAGATTTGGTTATGGTATGGTTACAGAAAAAATAACTATGTCAAGAAAATCAAAATTAGATGTGTTATGTACTACTCATATAAAATGCTTTAGCCCTTATTTTTACTCAAACGAAGAACGATTATTTATAAACGATACAGATAAAAAAGTACTTACTATAAATAATAAAGGAGGAGTTTCAGTAAAACCATTTATTACAGTAGGTATAACTAAAAATTGTAATTTTGTTCAACTTCAAAATGACATTACGAAAGAAACCCTATTATTAGGCAACTACCCAAAACTAGAATATACAACGGTAGACGAAAAGTCGGATATATTATATGACACCTGTACCACTACCAGTAATTGGACTGCCTCTACATTGCCGATTGACAATAATAGAGTAGGGGGCGGAACATTAGGAGTAGTAAGTGGGAAAGCTGGGTTATGTATAGGAGCATTACCAAGTTCAAGCTCCGGTGAAAAATGGAAAGGTGTTGAGGTGAGACGTAATTTACCCAATTCCCAAGACGAATTTAAATTAACAGCTGAACTTACATTTACGTCTACTGGAGTAAACGGTGACCCAACCATATTACAAACAGATGTTGAATCCGTAACATCAGGTCAATCTCATGCCTATTACGTTGTAAATGCAACTACATTAAATGTACGAAAATTGCCGGATGTGAAAAGTGAGTTAATTGGTACAATTCCAAAGGGGACTGTTATAAAAAAATATACTATAGTAAATAACGGGTGGTTACGCTATGACTCAACGAGTGGAAATAAATGTTATGTCTCAATGAAATACTTGACAAGAAGAGTAGAGACAACTACAGTAACAACTAGCAAAAGAAATGTAGCTGTAAAATCATTAACTTATCTTTTTAGTGATGTCGGTACTGCTGCCACAGTATTAAAAGTATTACCGGTTGGTACAGTATTAAGAATTGACACTACTCAACATTATGAATCTTATGATTCTGATAAAGTTGTACGTTTATGGTACAAATTAGCTACTCCATATGATGGCGTCATTGGGTATGTGTGTCACACAAATTTATTTCCGTGGGATGAAAACACCGGACCAGTATACAAACTGGAGTACGACGACAAACCAAAAACAGCTGACGACAAAACCGGGGTTATTGAGTTGTATGGCATGGGAGCAAATAATGAGAGATTATTTAAAATAGCCATAACTGACGACAATGAGTGGTATGAATACACAAGTCCAAGTATTACATTAGGAACTAATACATTATTATGTAGAGACTCAACATTACTTTCTCCTCCAAAACATTATACGGAGACAACTACTTCGGGAACAAAAACTACCAATTATTTGTCTGGTGCAGTTGGTGACTATAATGATTTTTATGGTACAATCTCATTAGAGAGGGCTAAAGACAGTAAAGGTAATTATATATGGACATTTAATTTAGCTAAAATTAAAAATGGAGTAGTTGAAATAGCTAAAACTGGTTCACTACCATTAAATAATATAGCCACTGAAAAATTATCATATATAATATTATATATGGGAACTTATACGTCAATGGAGAAATGTTCAGACATGGCACTCAATAGTTTACGCGTTCAAGGTATTACGTCAAACAATACAGGTAATGTAAATGTAGTTGAGTTTAGAGAGGGAGATGTAATTGATATTGACTTTGAAAACAGAAATGTGTATGTAAACCATGAAAGACGAAATGACCTGGTAAATATTAGTAGTAGGTATTTTAATATAGAAAAAGGTATAAATAATATAAAAATATTCTCAAACGATGAGCAAGCTGTAGTCGGGGCTGCCATTAATGAGGCATGGATTGGAAGTGAGTAAAAATGCAATTTTTTATTTTAGACGCTAACAAAAAGAATGTAGGGAGTATAGACTCTGAATATGGAGTTAATCCTATATATGACGACGTATTTAAACAGTATTTAGCTACTGGAGCATACAATTTAGAATTTAATATTTTACTTGAGGATGACATATATGCAGAATTATTAAAAGAGCAAAATTATATATTATTTTATTGGAACGATAAATTAAAACTAACTCAAATTGAGACCATAAAAGATACGGAGACAATTAATGGCGTATATAGAAATGTATATGCCGTATCGTGTTCACTTGAGTTATACCAAAATCAAATTAGACCAACAACTCTTGAAGGTACAGTTTCCACTTGCTTGGGAGCTGTACTCCAAGATACAAATTTCAAAGTAGGTAATATTTCCAAAACAATTGAGGAAAAAACTGGTATATTAAAATTAACTTCTATAACTTCTGTATATACCGTACTCCAACAATTAATTACAGTGTTTGACAATATAGAGTTAGATTTTAGAGTGGAAGTAATTGACCAATATGCCGGTAAATATGAGTTTTATGTTGACGTTTATGCAAATGGGGAGTTGGGAAATAAGACTTATCAAAGAATTGAGTATGACTGGAATGAGTACGGCATGAGCAAATCTACAAACACTTCTGAATTTTATAGTGGATTAATTGCTCAAGGTCAAAATGGTATTACGTTTGCAGATATTGAGTGGGACGTATTTAGAGGTGACCCTTTAAATAAACCGAGAGGTCAAGACTATTTAGTTGACCCGGATATTCATATACTAAATAATAATGGGGATAAATATGTATTAGGGGCATACAACTCCAGTACAGCTACAACTGCCATTGACCTTTTATGGGAAACATATTACAAATTACAGGAAGTAAAGACTAAAAAAGTAGACTTTGACATACCTCTATATATTACTCAAGACCAATATATGGATTTTAACATAGGTGACACCGTTCAAGTTGTTAACCCAAAATTTAATCCTCCAGTTGAGGTGGAGGCAAGAATCGGGGAGTTAGACATATCTTTTACCGACCCGAATAAATGTTCTGCAAGTTTAAGTAATTACAAAACAGTTAAACCTACAAAATTTAACTACTCAACTGACGACATAATTCAAGACGTAATAGACACAATTACTGGTCTCCACATTGGAAAATTGTCTGAGGCAGATAAAATGGCAATATTACAATTATTAGCAAAATTAAATTTACGAAAAGAAGAATCAGACCGACTACTTCAAGAAATAGCAAATAAATTAAAACAGGATATTCCTCAATTACCAGACGGAGTTGCTGACGACAGTGAGGACTACACTCAAATAAAAATATCAAATATTGACAAAGGTCTTTGGATTGGAGACAAACGTATATATGACATAAAACAATCCAGAGTTGCAAATATTACCAACCAACCTCCAGGAGACATAAGTCAAGACGCTACAAATTATAAGGAGGCAGTAGCTTACTATGCTGAATTTGGTCTAGGTACTGGAAAAGATAATGTGTATCTCAATAAACTTATGAGTGCAGATAATCAATATAAATTAAATATTATAGTACCATATTGGTCAAGTAGATTCGGCATTGACCCTGCAATTATATATATGATAATTTACGGAGAGTCAGGAGGGAAACCAACTTCAGCAGGCTCAAGTGCTGGAAGTGGCTATGGTCTAATGGGTTGTGAAAGAAGTGTATTTTTCAACAAAACTCAAACCATAACATATGCGGACGGTACTACAGAGAAATTTACCCCTAGCTATAATACTATGAAACCACATGCCGGTGGAAATATAACACTAAATGGAGTAACAGTAGATAGAAATATTAGTAACCAGGTTAAATTCGGATGTTCTGAATTTAGAGAAAATGCTAAAACATATAGATATAATATATTTGCTACAATAGTTAGTTATAATATGGGTCCGGGGGCATTAGCCTGGATGTTAAATAAATACACTTGTGACACATATGGATTTACATTTAACAATAAAATGACCATGTATTATAATTTGCCAACCAATATAAAACAAAAAGCTATTGAGGTACTTGACACTTGTAAAGGTGATTTTGTTAGTATACCATATAGACAGGCATGGCAGACATACGCAAAATCTCATGGTATTGCTCAAGGTACATTGAGAAATCTTGAAATGTACTTGAGATGGTATAAACCAATAAATAATAGTCTACCATATTTTATAGTGGACAATAAAAAAGTAGGGTATGGAGTTAATACTCCAGCTAACAATACGAGTACTCCAATAAAAGGAAATACTGCTAGGGATACTATAGTAGAAACAGCAAAAGCCATTGTCTCTCAACACGTTGACCAAAAAATCGCGACATATGACCAGTCATATAGAACTTGGAATTTTAAAACACCAAATAAAAGACGTGGGACATATTACGGGATAAAAAATCCTATATGTTATGACTGTTCATCAATGGTAAGTTGTTGTTATGGAGAGGCTGGAGTTAAAAGTGTATTTCACTCAACCACTTCTTGTTCTACAGGGTCTCTTGTAAAATTTGCAACTGCTCAACCTGGTTATAAAATGTGGAAAGTAACAACAGAGGGACTAAATGACGCAAAACCTGGAGATATAGTAATGGACGCTAACTTCAAAATTACATCTAGTAATCTCACTGCCTCATATATGAGTTTATATGGCAAAACTCACCACACTATGATTTATATTGGAGATGGCAAAGTAGCTCACGCCAGCCAATGGGCATACTGGCCGAACGCTATAAAAATTTCTAGTATAAACTATTATCTAAATAAAGGTACGGCATTTTTCTTACGCCCTTATGATTTAGCTGAACTTGACACAATAGTAGATAAAGATTCCTCAACTGGTAAAGACGGGGAAATTATAGTTGACGATAAAATAGTTCAAGATTCAGATTTGAATTGTGTTACATTAAAAGGAGTACCGGGGGCAAGTGCTGCAGATTATGCAAGTGGTAGACAATTAATTACAAATGTTACTATAGGGTCAGTTACTGATAATATTGCATACCCAGACAGTTGTGAATATGTATTTATTCATTTTGGTATACCGTTTGTAAGTGCCAACAACGCTCAAGAAGTTATAAATTTAGTTGAGGAGTTAAAATATAAATATCCAAAAACTCCAATATTTGTAGCAAAAGAGTGGCATGCAACTCCTGCATTAGCTGATTACGCCAGTGTAAATAACTCCGTTGACGCGTATAACACTATACTTGAGGACTATTGTAATAAAACTCAATATGTCATTTTCTTAGATATTGGAGACTTACCGGGAACTATAGACGGTTATACTTGTAAAGACAGAGCTACTACTCAAATATACTTTAATAATGTTAAAACAGCCATCAAAAATAAAGTTCTCGGTTATACCCAAAAACCTTCTGAAGATACATCAAAGGTATATAATAATGTTGAATATGTATTACAAGCGTATGACCGAAAAGATTTTGGAGTTGTGAGCAGCATATATGTTAAATGTTTGACATATGTAAATGAGCAATTTTGGGGCAAATTTAGTTTTAAGACTAAAAATAATTCTGAACCAACTAAATTTACTCAAAGTACAATAACATACTTAGAGGGTGACGATTGTAAATTAGGAGCATTAGTCCCTCAAGCTGATACCACATATACAGTTACAGTTATGGCAAATCCTGACCGTTCTCAATATGATGGTAAAAAATATTATGGAGTTGTTACTGCAGATAGGGGTACTGGTAGTTATTCAGATTGTGGTGATTTTATTGGACGAGATAAAATAATAGAGATAGCAGAAACTTATTATAAAGGTAACTCCATATTTACCTATGGTAATAACACTCCACTAAAATATTCTAATCCGTATAATAATAAAAGTAAGTGGAAAGACTCAAGCGGAAAATTTTACATTAATGGGGCGACTTTTATCTCACTAATATGTAGAGGAATTTCATTGGATGAATCTCCATATAAAACAACTTGGAGAACTAATACAAAGAAAAGTTCTACATTAAGTTGGAGTTTTAACCCGGGAATTGACAGTGGAGATATTGCAAAATATTGTGTTATTCATGGGTATGCTAATACCTCTCCTGACCTTACAAATTATACCAATTTTGAAAAAGGAGATTTAATATTCTGGGACAGAGATGACACCAATCTTAAGACATATATGTCAATATCTCATGTAGCCATATGTGCTGGAAAAGACAGTAGTGGAGATATAATTACCTATGGAGTCTCATTAGCCGGAAATGCTGTATATATGAGAAAACTAAAAGACAATATGCCCGAAAAAATTGTAATGACAGCGAGAGTCAGAAAGGATGGTTAAAAATGGATTTAAATAGATTACTAGAGCTGAATAATAACTATAATGATTCTCATAATAAAGTGGTCAACCTTCTCCAATCCATATTGGAGAAGGGGGAATTGACCGAAGGAGATTATAGCGATATACAAGACAATTACTCTCATAATGAGAATAATTATAATGAGCTAAATAAAGCTGAAAATGATTTTATGAAATCAGATTTTGAGCTAAAATTAGAAACATTACAAAATACAAAAATAGACCTAGATGTTGATAGTGTATTAGACCTCCTAACAAATGGAGGTAGAACTTCTGCCATGTATAAAGACGCTAATGGTAATATTATACTAGATGCGGCTAAAATAAGCGAGTTAAACAACGTAAAGGTATTAGTTGATGAGAACAGTAAAAAAATTGCCTCTATAGTTGCTGATACTGTAGTTGAGCAAGAAGACGGGACTAAAGTTAAACTAAAAGTTTTATTCTCAACTTTAGACCAAAAAGTAGACGGGATAACAACTACAGTTGGAGAAGTTAGTGGAGTTGCAAATGACGCTAACTCAAAAGCTACTGCCAATACTCAAAAGATTTCTCAAATTAACCAAACTGTTGACGGGATTAAGTCTACCGTAAAACAAGTTCAAGGTGTGGCAAATACTGCTAATGGTAAAGCTGATGACGCATTAACAAAAGCGTCTCAAATAGAACAAACTGTTGACGGTATTAAAACAACCGTACAAAATACAGGGGCTAAGGTAGACGGGTCTATAAAAGAAACATACAACGAATTTTATTTATCTTCTAGTAATACTACTACGACAGGAGGTAGTTGGGTTAAAACTGCTCCAGCTCCTCAAGCTGGTAAATATATTTGGTTACGAGATGTATATGTGACAAACACAGGAGATAAAACTTATGGTAACCCAGTATGTATTACCGGAGCTAAAGGGGATAAAGGGGATAAAGGTGACCAGGGTGTTCAAGGTGTTCAAGGACTTCAAGGTTTACAGGGTGAGCAAGGTGAGCAAGGAGTACCAGGACCAGCTGGACCAACTGGACCACAAGGAGAAAAAGGAGACAAAGGTGACCCAGGGTTACAAGGGTTACAAGGTGAAAAAGGAGAACAGGGTATTCCTGGTAAACCTGGAAAAGATGGGTCTAATGGTACAAATGGTAAAACTACCTACTTTCATATAAAATATTCTAGTATAGAAAACCCTACTACATCTGCCCAATTGTCAGAAACACCTAATACTTATATAGGAACTTATACGGATTTTAATTCAGATGACAGCACTGACCCTAAAAAATATACTTGGTATAGATTCCAGGGTTTACAAGGTGAGAGAGGAGAAAAAGGTATACCTGGTGTGGGTACAGATGGGAAAACAAGTTATTTGCATATTAAATACTCCAATGACGGAGGTAAAACTTTTACCTCAAATAACGGGGAAACTGTAGGTAGCTATATAGGTACTTGTACTGATTTTAACTCAAATGACCCCACTGGTGTAAGTAATTATACATGGGCAAAAATAAAAGGTGACACTGGTGCAAAAGGAGATAAAGGTGACCAGGGAGAAAAAGGTAATCCAGGAACTCCTGGTAAAGACGGAGATAATGGTAATACCTCTTATTTCCACATAAAATACTCTAGTGTAGCCAATCCTACAACAGCGAGTCAAATGTCTGAGACTCCTAATACCTATATAGGTACTTATGTAGATTTTACTCAAAATGACAGTAATGACCCTAAAAAATATACATGGTATAGATTTCAAGGACTACAGGGAGCAAAAGGTGAGCAAGGTATACCAGGAGTAGGTAAAGACGGTAAAACAAGTTATTTACACATTAAATACAGTAACGACGGAGGAAAAACTTTTACAGCAAATAATGGTGAAACTGTAGGTACTCATATAGGTACATGCACAAATTTTGACGCTAATGACCCAACAAGTGTTGGCAGTTATACATGGGCTAAAATAAAGGGTGAAACCGGAGCAAAAGGAGATGCTGGAGCTAAAGGTGATAAAGGAGAGCAAGGTACTCAAGGTATTGGCGTCAAACAAGTTCAGATATTATATTTTGTTCACAATAGTAAAACATCTGCCCCAAGTACTTCAGCTACAGGTTGGGCAACAAGTATACCAGCTTATCAGACAGGTAAATTTTTATGGCAAGTAAATAAAATTACTTATACTAATAATACAACAGCTTTTACTACTCCAGTATATATTAGTAGTTGGGAGGCTAACTATAAAGCAGAAACAGCAGAGTCAATAGCCAACCAAACAAGTGAAAAATTTGAGTGGATAGTAAAAAAAGGCTCAACTGCGTCTGGTATATTATTAACTGACAAAGCCATTGAGGCAATAGCCAACTCCAATATTAAATTAAAAGCAAGTCAAATAACGTTGGAGGGTGTTGTTACAGCCAATAATAATTTTAAAATATTAACTGACGGGTCAGTACAAGCTACCAACGCCAATATAACTGGTAAAATAAACGCCACATCTGGTAAAATTTCATCCGACTTAGAAGTTGAGGGGATGAATGTATCCGGTAACTTATCGGCAGATACTATAAATGTTAGACAAATAAATTGTCCTAATTTAGCCGTTGGTCTAACTGATGATGTTAATATTACTGTTAACCCTGGAGCAACTAATGCTAATAACACATTTGTTAACAATGGAGTATTTACTTCACTTCAAACGTGTATTCAAAGTATTCCGAAAAATCTTAATGGATATACAGTGACAATAACAGTGACATCACAAATTTCAGAAAATATTATAATTAGAGGTTTTAATGGAGGAATTCTCAATATAAAATTTAAAGCTAACTGTTTAGGACATATTGCAGCATATAATTGTTCAGCCCAAGTATATGTTCAAGGGTCAGGTAGCTCTTCCCAAACATTAGTGAGCAATTACAAAACAACCGGTAACGTTAATATGAGAGTAGCTGGTAATGCTACTGCTAATTTAGTTCAAACTGTACCTCCTGGAGCTAAATTATTACTTACTAATATAGACAGTAATGGTTGGGGGTATACGACATATAATGGCAAGTCTGGTTGGATGAGTACAAATACTTCATATATGGTAAAAGAAGAAGTTTATGAAACCACTGGTAGTTATACGGCAGTAAAACCAAGCTCATTAGTTAGTATTGACGATAGAAATTATGCTATATTATTTTCTAACTGTTCATATGTAATCTTATTTAACTTGGAAATATTCGGAAAAACAGGTAACTCTGCTAACTATGCAGTAGGGTGTGGTCGTAACTCATTTGTAAAAGCTCAATCCCTTAAAATTACGGCAAGTGAAAATGGATTTACGGCTGATAATGGAGGCCGACTTTACGAAAAGAATATAACTGGAAAAGTGAATGGAGTAGGACAAAATGCAAAAAATGCAGGAACTATTTATATAAATGATGGTACTATATTAAACGGTACAATGAGTAAAGACAATTCTTCACAAATTATTTACAATAGTTCCGGAGTAAGTCAAGATACTTCAAGTAATGTGGGTACTAATGATAATACAACTACAACCGAGTCAAGTGTTACTATTTACAGTACAGGAGGTAACTCATACAGACATAATGTTTATACAGGTTGGAAAAATGATAATACAGTAAGACAAGGTGACTATGGTTACGGAGATTGTGACGGTATATGGTTATTTGGAACACAATTTGCTAGCAAATTAAAAGGTAAAAATATTACAAAAATTACACTTACTGTTACTAGACAACAAGGAGGAGTTTATGGAGCAGTAACTTCTACCCTAAAAATGCACAATTACTCTTCACAACCTGGAGGTGCTCCAACATATGTAAGCGGATGGTCAACAACATTCTCAGTAGCTGTAAATAATACAACTACAATTACAATTACCGATTCAGCTGTACTAACAGCTATTAAAAACGGTACTTGTCAAGGATTCGGATTACAGGGAGCTTATGACAGTTCTCATTATGCAGTATTTAGTGGAAACTGTACATTAACTGCAACTATACATTAATTTATATGATAGTAAACTACTATATATTGAGTTATATAATATATAGTAGTTACTATTGTCAAAAAAAGGAGGTAAAAAATGATTTATACAACTAGAGAAATAAATGTTAATGGGAATACTGCAACCATTGACGAGGATATTTATTTATTTAAACAAGACAGTAATATAGAGCTAAAATTTATTATCAATAATACTAGATTTACTTTTCAAACTACAGAGTCTACAAATGTTGTAGAGTCAAGTAATGCGTCTTATTTTAGGGTAAAATTACTTAATCCATATGGTAAAACAATAAACTTCCCAATACAAGAAGTTACAGATAATTTTATCGTCTTATTAATAACTGAAGAATTAATAGACGAAGATACCGAGGTAGGAGATTATACAATACAAATTAGACTTTATGATAAAGACAAAAACAGTAAATTAACACTACCAGCTATTACTAATTGTATTCACATACAACAACCAATATTTGATGAGGTAGAAGAGAGTACGGTAGATACTGCAGCAATTGATACAGCTAGCGTCATGGAGTCTGATGAGGGTGAGTTACCAGTGGTAGACTCTACAGGAAAATATATACCTACATTATGGGACACTGGAGACACTATTAGTAAAGCAAAAATTAATCATATTGAAAAAGGTATTTTACAAGCTCATACTGACGCACTAGGTGCTAAGATTCCACGAATAACTCCTCCGAAAGGACAGAATACATCAGATATTAAAACTATATATAATATGTTACCCGAAAATGGGCTAGTATTTTTTACAGAGTCGTATGGTTTTTCAGACGCGTTTATAGTAGGTTTATGTTCCGTAGGTGCTTATACTACAGAAAAGGGTGACCCGGCTAAAACAATAGTATGCACATCTAATGCAATGTCAGTAGACATAACTTCTACTGGAGTTATATTGGACTATGGCATATCCAATTTTGATTTAGACAGTTTAATGAAAACATTAAATAATGAACGTAGAACAAAGGGACAAGTACTTACAATGACAAGTGACAATGCGTATGGTTGGGCAGATGTACCAAATACAATTCCTCAAATAACTCCGCCGAAACAGGCAACTACATCTGATATTGTAACTTTATATAATGCGTTACCGGAAAGAGGTTTAGTGTATTTTACAGATTCATATAATATTTCGGACGCATATATAATAGGTTTATGTTACATAGACCCTTATACAGATAATAATAAACCAGCTAAAACTATAATATGCACATCTACTGTAATGTATGTAAATATAACTTCTACTGGAGATATATCGGGAACTGGTATAGCCAATTATGATTTTGATAAATTCGTAACGGAGGTACTTAAAAACCCAAATAGGAAAACAGGTCAAGTATTAACAATGATAAATGATTCGGAATACGGTTGGGCAGACACAACTCCTCAACTATATGTGTATAGTGTAACAGGTTCGGGTGCAGTTGAACTTACAGTTGACCCTTATCAAATAATAGACGTAAAGATATTGGCTGACCTATCTTCACCTGACATGACCGTAAATATATTATTACCAACGATAGATGAGTCAGACACGAATGTATATAAAATTCATTTACTACTTAGAGCAAATTTATCAATAGAGTATGAATTTCCAACTGCCAATTATGACCGTTCACTAAATAATCTAACATCTGGTGTAATGTATGAATTTATATATACTTATGTAAGTCCCTTCTGGGTATGTCATTGTATTGAATATAGTAACAAAATTTCAAATGCACCAAAATAAAAAAAATATAATTTACAAAAGTTTTAAATATAATATATAACAGGAGGCGTTAATAAAATGAGAGGAGACCAATTAATTCTAATGGCAAGCATAATAACATCAATAACAATAATAATCACTGCAACAGTCAAAGTATTAAAAATGATTGGTACACTATATACTAAAATACATGAGTTTCAAGAATCTATAGATGAAAATACTATGTATACACTTAAACTTGTTGTACTTAATGAAAACTTAGATATAGAGGAGAGAATTTCTGCTGGAAAAAGGTATTTAGAATTAGGAGGAAATGGATTTGTTCATGCCGTATATGATAAATTAGTAGAGGAGGAGGAACAAAAAAATGATGAGAGAGCTGATAAATCAATTAACTAGCAATGTAATACAAGTTGTTTTAGTAGGGGTATTTACTTATGTAGGAGTAGCGTTTAAGAACTTAAACAAAAAATATGTAGATACAGAGACCAAATCAGTAATTGTCAAAAATTGTGTTAGATGTGTTGAACAAATATACACAGATTTACATGGAGACGAAAAGAAAAAACAATGTGAACAACAAATAGTTCAACTATTGTATGAAAAAGGTATTACTATTACTCAACATGAACTCGATGTTATGATTGAGGCAGCAGTACATGAAATGAATAATATTATAAAAAAGGGTGATAAATAATGAAAACTCCAGTTATTATTGAAAAATGGCAAAAGAAAAATAAATATGGTAGACCGGGAACTCATTTAAACTATACCAAAGTGGCAATACATTATACAGGTCAAGCTGACGTGCCTGGAATTAATACCGTCAACTATTTTAACAATGTTGTAGCCAATGGGTACAGAGTAAACGGCAGATATATTTATGCGTCTGCTCATTTTGTAATTGACCTTGACGGTACTATATACCAGTTAATCCCATTAAACGAGATTTGTTATTGTACTAATAGTGCAAATTCTTATGCAGTTGCAATTGAAGTAGCAACAACTGGAAAAGACGACCATTATACGGACGCCACTTATAGAAGTATGGTTCAATTATGTGCGTGGTTATGCAAACGAAAAGGTCTTAACCCTAGAAAAGACATAATTAGACATACAGATGTAGTTGGTAGAGCGTATAAATTGTGTCCTAAATATATGGTACTACATGAAGACAAGTATGAACAATTTAGACTTGACTGTTATAATTTACAACATGACAAAATCTCTCTATCCCAAATAGTGAATTGTACTAATGGCAAAGGTAAGGTTACTCATGTCACTCCAGCACCTCAAGAATTTAAACCTTATATTGTAAAGATAATTGTTGACGAATTAAATGTCAGAAAACTTCCTGGAGTTGAAAATGAACGTGTTACTTCTCTTAAACATGGTGGAGCATATACTATAGTAGAAGAAAAAATTGTAGACGGTGGTACATGGGGTAAATTAAAATCCGGTATAGGTTGGATTAATGTTTCTCCAAAATATGTGTCAAAATTATAATGAGCAATAACCCTCTTAATAGGGGGTTATTTTTTTATAAAAAAAAATAAAAAAACTTTTGTTAAAACACTTGACAAATTATACAAAAGAGTATATAATATAAATATAAAATAAATTAATAAAAATAAAAATTAAAAATGGAGGTACACAAAATGAAAAAAAGTGAATTAAATCTTGTATCTGTTGGTAGTGAAATAATAAATAAAAGAAATAATAATGAGGTATTAACAGTAAATAACATCAATGAGGTTGACGATAAAATTAAGTACCAATTATCAAATGGTAAAACAATTTCACAATCTACTTTATTAAGATGGTATGAGTTACAACAAGTTAAACCAGTTGAAGAAAAACCAGTTGAAGAAAAACCAGTTGAAGAAAAACCAGTTGAAGAAAAACCAGTTGAAGTTAAACCAGTTGACCCTAAATCTGTTAAACTTACTGATTTAGAAAAAGAGGCAATGACAATATTAAGAGACAACGAATTTGATAACTGTTTTGACAGAGAATTTTTCGATAACCCCCCAACATGGGTCTTCGTCATAACAGAGGGTTTAAGTTGTGGAGTACAAAGAGCTAAAGGTGTTGTCGGTAGTCTTGTTAAAAAAGGTCTAGTAATAGTTGACGAGGGAGATTATAATAATAACTCAAAACAATATGACACTGGTATAAGTCTTACAGATTTAGGATATGAAGTTGGTAAATTATATTTCAACTCAATTGGTCAAACTTTAGAACATAATGGAGGAGTTGAACCAAAACCAGTTGAAACAGTTGAACCAAAACCAGTTGAAACAGTTGAAGTTAAACCAGTTGAAGTCAAACCAGTCAATTTAGTTGACCAAATAATTGAATATTGCAACACTAACAAATATATAGTAAAACATAATTCGGACCATATAGCAATAAAGGGTAGTAACAAAAAGAATTTAGTAGAGATACACAGTAGTAAAAGAGCTATCAACTTGGTAGTTAGACATCAAATATATTCTGAAGAGGAACAAATGGTATTAAATAATTGTCGTATAGTTGGTAATGGTACATTTGTTCTTGACTTAAAATTTGAGATAACAAAACTTGATGAATTTATAGATACTCTAAATCGTGCTAGTCAATATGTGCCAGTAAAAAAATCTAAAAAATAGGTTTTACCCCTCCACTCACTGGAGGGTTTTTATTTTAAATTTTATATTATTTTATGCAAAAGGGTTGTATTATTACATAAAATAATATATAATAATATTATAATAAAAAAGGAGGTAAGAAAAATGATAAAACTTAAAATTGATAATTCCCAAAAGTTGCGTTATAAAAAGTCCCTCTATATAAAAGGGGATTATAACCCAACTATTTTAGATGTAATACATTCCCTTCAAACTAGATACTACCATCGTGATAATAATGTATGGGAGTGCAAAGTAGATTATTTTCCAATTCTTCTAGACAAACTGAAGGGAGAGGATATAACTATACATGGAGACATTCCTAAAAAGTATAAACAATTTATGGAGTTGCTTGACAAATATGACATACCCGACCAGGAGTACACCAGCAAAACACAACCATTTGAGCATCAAATGGAGTCATTCAAATACGCATTAACACACAACAAATTTTTATTAGGGGATGAGCAGGGGTTAGGAAAAACAAAACAGGCACTTGATATAGCTGTAAGCAGAAAACACAAAATGTCTCATTGTCTAATAGTATGTGGGGTTAATGGATTAAAGTGGAACTGGTTAAATGAGGTAACAACTCATACAAATGAGAAGGGGCATATCTTGGGTAGCCGAGTTAACAGAAAAGGTAATATGGTAGTGGGAGCAGTTAGTGAACGATACGACGACCTATGTAAAGTACATGATGAGTACTTTTTAATTACTAACTTGGAGACTCTCCGAGATAAGCGTATACAGGGGCAAATAAAAAGTATGTGTGAGTCTGGGATAATAGGGATGACAATAATTGATGAAGTACACAAGGCAAAAAATCCCACATCTGCCCAGGGAAAGGCAATACATTGTTGTTGTAGTTATTACCGTCTTGCCCTTACAGGTACACCATTAATGAATAACGCTGTTGACTTGTATAATGTACTAAAATGGTTACAAGTAGATAATGGCTCTTTTACCACATTTAAAAATAGATACTGTATAATGGGAGGTTTTGGAGGTTACCAAATTGTCGGGTATAAGAATCTTAAAGAGTTAGAGGCAAAACTTCAAAATAATATGTTAAGACGAAGAAAACAGGATGTACTTGACCTTCCGCCAAAAATTTATACTAATGAGATTTTAGAGTTATCCTCTAGTCAACAGAAATTGTATGAGGAGGTCAAAGAGGGAGTTATGGAGAATATTGACAAAATATTGTTAATGCCGAACCCTCTAGTGGAGTTAACTAGATTAAGACAGGTTACTTCAAACCCTGACATATTAACCACAACTAAAACTGTAAATTGTAAATATGAGAGGGTGCTAGATATACTTGATAGCACCGAGGACAAGTTAATCATTTATAGCAATTGGGCTAAGGTGGTAAACCCTCTATATGAGTTAATTAGCGAGAAATATGGGGTATCAAAAGTAACTGGTGAGACTAAAAATCCTATGGAGCAAATAGATAAGTTTCAAAATGACCCTAACTGTAGGGTAATAATAGGTACAACTCCAGCATTGGGAACTGGTTATACTTTGACTCAAGCTAACACAATTATTTTTATAGACGAACCCTGGAATAGAGCTACAAAAGAACAGGCAGAAGACAGGGCACATAGGATAGGCACAAAAGGTACAGTTAATATAATAACCCTAATGTGCCGAGATACTATTGATGAACGTATACACTCATTAATAGTAGAAAAAGGAGAATTAAGTGACCGTATTGTTGACGGTGGAGGTATTAATAAAAACGATTTATATAAATTATTAACATAAATTATATTAATTTGTATATAATAATAAAAGGAGGTATGAATAAATGAAAATTATAAATGGAGAAAGATATTACACAACAAGTGAAACTGCTGCTATTGTGGGAGTAACTAGAGCAACTTTACTAAGATGGTATGAGTATCAAGAAACACTAGACGTAAAAGTACTACCCGAGTTTATGAGAATAGGAGGGCATAACACTAAATATTGGAGTGATTCTAATATTCAAAAAATAATACAATTTAAAAAATCTAAAAAACAAGGGGACATGGCTCAAATATCCAATAAATATAATGGAGCTAAAAAATAGTAAAAATATACTCTGAGCACCTCATATGGGTGTTTCATACCATTACATTATAATTTATAAAGGAGGAGTAAAATATATGAAAGTTCAAGACAATATTAATAACTTTGAGGTAATGCTAAAAAATTGTAAAGAGTTAAAAGACCAACAAAAGCAACTAGAAAAGCAAACAAATACTTTAATCAAAAATATAAAAGACCAATTTAGTTTACAGGGTATTGAGGAATATAATATACCTGGAGTTTTAAAAGCTAGTTGTAAAAAAACGATAAGCACCAAAATAAACGAGAGTAAATTAGTAGATATATTAATTAACCTAAGTGCTCAACAAACCTCTTCTGAAATTGCACAGCGTGTTAAATCATGTGTTGAGTACGTTCCCACAGTAAACGAGGATAAAGTACAGGAGCTAATATATGAGGGCATATTAAATACAGAGGATATTGAACCAGCCGTAGAACAAAGTACAACAATTAGATTAACTTTTGGCAAATCAAAATAGGAGGGGTTATAATGTTTAACGAAATGAAAAAATTAAAAGGTAGCAAAAATATTAACACATATGAGGAGGCATACCATGTAGTAGAAACAAAACTGGCAAAAGCAATAGAACCTAATATGGTGGAGATTAGAAAATGGTTTATATATAAGGCAGAAAAAATTTATGAGACTAAAATGTTAGGTACTCAAGTTGTCTATTGTAATAAAACATTTAATAAGCTAAAAGAAAAATATAAATTTAGCAATCTAGCTTTAGCTGCTAAACTTGACATATGGTTAGTAAAATATAAACAACTAGGGTATGAGGGTATATTTGATTTTTCTAAATTAAATACAGATTGGATATTGTATAATTTAGACTCTAATACTCCTGCCTATGGTAAGAAAATAACAACTTATCAAAACGAAAATGTTAACTCAATTAGTACAGAGGATAGAAGAATTTAATTTTTAAAAAGTACAGCAACTCCAGTAATATCAAGGGGTTGCTGTATTTGTTACTAAATAGTTACAATATTGTAACTATTTTTAGGTTAACATTACACTCTGAAAATTATATATATAATATATAAGTATTAATAAATAAACAAACTATCAAACAAAAAACAAAAAACTTAAAAAAAATAAAAATGTTGGGAGAGTTTATGTGCTGGCGCACATCTCCTCCAACTAATAATAACTCATAAAATTATTTACTAAAAACTTAATTTTAGTTAACAACTTTTTAGTAAAATAATATATAATATACATAAGTTAAAAAACTTATAACCCATCTACTATTAGAGTAGGAATTAGGTTTAGTTATTTTTATAATATTACCTCTTATATTTTTTATTAATTATTTTGTAGAATAACCAGTTTAACGACTGGTTATTTTATTGTAAAAAAAGTATTAAAAAGGTTAACAACTTTTTAGTAAAATTATATATAATATACATAACCAATAACTTATTAAATAACTTAAATTCACATTTAAATTTCCCCTTAATTAACCCACTTGATAATTATCAAGTGGGATTTTATTTTATAAATTCAGTTAACAAAAATTACCAATATTTATATATAACATATAAATTAAATAATAAGGAGGAGTAAAAAGATGAAGAAATTACAATTATTCATTAATGAGGAATTTGGAGAAATAAGAGGAATGGAGGTTAATGGTAAACCTTATGTTGTAGCTAGTGATGTAGCTAAAGCATTGGGGTATAAAAGACCAAATGACGCAATATCACAACATTGTAAGTATACTGTAAAACACCGTATACCTCACCCTCAAAATAAAACAAAAACTTTAGAGGTAAATATTATACCCGAGGGAGATGTTTATAGATTAATTATAAAATCTAAATTACCTTCAGCACAAAAATTTGAAGAATGGGTTATGGATGAAGTATTGCCAGAAATAAGAAGAACTGGAGGTTATATAGACGAGGGAGCAACTCAACAACAATTACAACAACTCCAACAAAAAATAAATATGTTAACAAATTATAAAATAAAAGGTGACACTATAAACGATGTATGTAGTGCAACTGGTTTAAGACGTAAAACTATAAAAGAGTATTTATTTGACAACGATTGGGTAGAGGAATATAATGGAGAAATATCCACTTATGATGGTAGATATATTTATATAATGAGACGTAGAGATGTCCACTTTACTAAAAAAGGTTTAGATAAAATATTAAAAGACTTACAACCTAGAAAGCCTAAAAGAGTATTTTTCGACAAAGAACTATATATAAAATAAAGTTAACAAAATTTAATACTATTTGTATATAATATATACATAGTGTTATTCTATATTCTAATTTATATATTTTGCAATGGGGCGTGGTAAACTCCATTGCAATTTTTTTATAGTTAACATTAAATTATAATAATACTATATAACAATAAAAGGAGGAATAAAAAATGTATGATGTAAAAGAATTTAAGTTTAGTCAAGAACTATGTTGGTTCAAAGATGTGTGTACTCAATATAACACAAATTCATGTAATTGTGGTTGTAGTTTATATTGCCAGTTTTATTATTTAGTCAACCTGGCAAATATACCGGTTAAACTACAGTACACAGAAAATCAAAAATTAACTGCCGGGGACGACTTGAGTAAATATAAATACTTAAAAAGTGTAAAAGATAATATTGAAAATTGGGTTACTGAAGGAGGTAATTTATATTTATATAGTAAATATTATGGTAATGGTAAAACCACATGGGCAATTAAGTTAATGTGCAGTTATTTTACTAAAATATGGGATGGCAATGGTACAAAATGCAGAGGGTTATTTATAAATGTAGATGATTTCTTGATGAGTAAAAAATCAAGTATAAGTAAAAATAATAATAGATTATTAGAAATGGAGAACTTAATCCCACAAGTAGATTTAGTTATATGGGACGACATAGGTTGTAACAAGTTGAGTGATTATGACCACTCAATTTTATTTCCACTGCTAAATAGTAGGGTAATTAATGGTAAAGCCAATATATTTACAAGTAATGTAATTGATGACGAGTTAGTTAATAATATTGGGGGTAGGTTGGCAAGTAGAGTTTTAGAAACTAGTCAAGTGGTAGAATTTGTCAACCCTCCACAAAGAAAGGTCGGGGTGAAATAAAATGATGATTGAGTTACAATGCATAAATAATATTATTGACCAAAATAACATATCCGAATATTTAGAAAATGGAGTTGACGCACAATATTTCACAGACCATAAAGACCAATGGGATTTTATACTCCAACATTACAGAACATACAACAAGGTTCCCGATTTAGCCACTTTTTTAAGTGTATACCCAGACTTTGAGGTTTTCCAAGTGGCAGAACCTGCAAAATATTTAATAGACAAATTAAAAGAGGAGCATTTGTATGAACTGGCTGTAAATTTGTTCAAACAAAGTGCAGAAATGCTAAAAGAAAACTCATATGAGGGGTTACGAAACATAATTGCTAAGGGTGAAAAATTACTGTTCAGCAACACGATAACAGAGGGAACAGATATAAACCAATTAGTTACTCAAAAGGTAGAGGACATACGCTCTAAGCAGGGCTGCGAAGGTATTTTGGGTATTTCTTCCGGGTTACCCGAGTTAGATTATATATTAGGAGGTTGGCTACCAGGTGAGGAACTTGTAACCATAGTTGGTCGTGTAAATCAAGGGAAATCCTGGTTACTACAAAAATTTTTAACTGCTGCACATACTCAAGGAAAAAGAGTATTATTATATTCCGGTGAGATGGGAGCAATGCAAGTGGCATACCGTCATGACACATTAGGTATGAATTACTCCAATCGTCAACTAACTAGAGGTACAATAAGTGAATTTGAACTCCAAAAATATGAGGAGGATTTACAAAAACGAGCTGACGAGTTACAGCCTTTTATGGTCATAACTCCAAAAGATATTGGGGGACAATATATGACAGTTAGTATGTTGAGAACTCTAATAAAAAAATATAATCCCGATATTGTAGGTATAGACCAACTCTCACTTATGCAAGATGAGAGACGAGGAGAAAATAAGAGGATACAACTCTCTAATATAACTATGGATTTATTTAGATTATCCGAAGACTTGGGCATACCAATATTGGCAGACGCTCAAGCAAATAGAAATACCACAAAAACCGAAGAACCCGAAAATCCCGAACTGGCAGATATTGGAGAATCCGACGCGATTGGGCAAAATAGTAGCAGAGTTATTTCATTAGTACAAACGAAATTAGGATTATCTCTATTAGTAACAAAAAATAGATATGGCGAAAATAATAAAAAATTAATTTATTCTTGGGATATAGATTTAGGTACTTTCAGATTTGTAACTCAAGAGGAAAATGGGAGTAATAACTCTACTTCAACAAACGAACCTCCATTACCTTTTAGTAATATCAAAGTAGGGCAAGATATTATAGACATTTTCTAAACAAATGGGAGGTAATGAGTATAATATATTGTATAGCTTATTAAATATTTCACAATAAATCTTCTCCTTTCAGTTCCTATACTTTTATAAATATAGGAACTTTTTTATTATTTAGATTAACATAATTACAAATTATAATATATAACAATTTAAGGAGGAGAATTAAGATGTTAGAATTAAATGGTTTAACCGTAGAGACAGATATGTTAACTTTACTCCAGGATTTAAAATTGGATTTAAATTCTAGAGGTATCGAGTTACTTCACACAATAAAACCTGTAAATGACAATATTATGATTTCTTGTCCCTCTCACAAAGGAGGTCAAGAAAAGAAACCAAGTTGTGGGGTGTTAACAAAACAACTTCATGACCAACCTGCTGGAACAGTTCATTGTTTTACTTGCGGATATACAACCAATTTGACAAGTTTTATATCTTATTGTTTCGGCATAAATGACGGGGGGCTATATGGTAACAACTGGATAAAGCAAAAGTATAAAACAACCATACAACAAAATAGAGATTTTTCATTAAGTTTTGACCGAACTCCAACACATACAGGGTATATAACCATACCAGACCATATATTAGACCAATACGCGTATACACATGACTATGTAAAATGTAGAGGTATATCAGATGAGATAATTGAGTTATTTGACATAGGGTTTGACCCAATAAACAATTGTATTACATTTCCAGTTAAAGACTTAATGGGAAATGTGAAATTTATTCAAACTAGACAAATAGATTACAAAATGTATAATATACCATCCGGAATTAAAAAGACAGATTTTTTATTTGGGGGGTATGAGGTTATCCGAGGTAATTATAAAGAAGTGTGGGTAGTAGAATCTATATTTAACGCCCTAACCTGTTGGACTTATGGTATTCCCGCAGTAGCGTTGTTGGGTACTGGAGGAGGTAACCAGTACAAATTACTTGAACAGTTACTTACTAGAACTTATGTATTAGCTCTAGATAATGACACTGCTGGTAGAGAAGGGTGTAAAAAAATTATTAACTATGTAAAGTACAAATTTTTTAAACAGGTATTATACCCAGACAATAGAGATATAAATGAGTTAGGAGCATTAGTACAAAATCTCCAAATAAAAAATTTATAAAAATTTACAGAAAACACTGGACAAATTATACAAAAGAGTATATAATATAAGTATAATAAAAAATAAAACATAGGGGGAATAAAAAAATGAGAGAAATCTTTAATGCTATAATTAACAGAAAATCTACTACAGAGGAGTTATTAAATAGTTATAAGAAAAATCCAAATGAAACAATAGGTTATATTTATGAGTATCATCAATCAGAATTTTTTGCAGTTGCAAATAGATTTGCAGGAGTTGACATGGATACAAAAGAGTCAGTTATATTGGAACAAATTTGGAAAGTCTTTGAAAATTTCAAACCAGACAGTGCTTGTAAAATAACAACAGTTATTTGCACATATATAAAAAATGAGTTAAGACGTTTGACACAAGCTAATAAAATGGATAAAAGAAAACTTAATGAGGCAATTTATACACAAAACTTTTCAGACTATTTTAATGTTGACGGTGATAGTGAAATAGAAGAGGATAAAGTATTTGCTTTAGGTACAACAGACACACAAGATTTAGAGGAGATAGAGTTAAAAATGTTTATTGATTCACTAGACTTAAATGAAAATCAAAGAAAATTCTGCATGGCACTAATAGGAGGTTGTAAACCTACAAAATCTGCCGTGGCTGCTGAAATAGGTATTTCAAGAGCTGGGGCTAATGTGGTAGTAAAAACATTACAACAAAAATTGGTTAACATAAAACCTAGATAGTAAAATTAGGGGAAGAAAGGAGGTGATTATATGAATCAACAAAATGAAAAAACCTCATTAGAGGATGTAAAGGACGCACTAAGAACAATATCAAAATATTGTGAGGAGACACCTTTACAGAATTGTCCAGAAGGTTGTGAACTATATGAACTATTTGGAGGTTGTGTTACTGAAGTATTCACATACGCACCCGAAGATTGGGAAATAAAATAAGGAGGAGAGTTATATGAGACACCAAAATGAAAAACCATCAATTGGAGAGGTAAAAGAGGCACTTAGAACAATATCAAAATATTGTGATAAAACAGATACAAAAGATTGTGACGAAAATTGTGCGATATATCAATTGTTAGGTGATTGCCCAATTGGAACATTTGTATCAGCACCCGAAAATTGGAAAATAGATTAGGAGGAGAGGGTATATGAATTTAGACCAATGGATAAATACAGATTTAGGAAAAGAAATATGGCATAAAAAGTATCAAGTTGGAGATGAAACTTTTGAGGAGTGGCTTGACAGAGTATCAAACCATAATGAACAAGTAAAACAACTTATACGAGAACGTAAGTTTTTATTCGGAGGCAGAATATTAGCTGCAAGAGGAGTTACAGACAGAAAAGTAACCTACTCAAATTGTTATGTATTACCTCAAGTTGGAGACAGTATTGAGGATATTTACGACACTGCAAAATATTTAGCTAGAACATTTAGTTATGGTGGAGGTTGTGGTATTGACATCTCATTATTAAGACCAAAAGGTTCACCCGTAAATAATGCAGCAATGACAACTACTGGAGCAGTCTCATTTATGGAGACTTTTAATAATGTTTCTCAAACAATAGGTCAAAAAGGTAGACGTGGAGCATTAATGATAAGCATGGACGTAAACCATCCCGAGATAGGAGACTTCATAAATGCAAAAAATGCTAATGCAAAATTAGAGGAATGTAATATTTCTGTAAGAGCCGATAGTGCTTTTATGACAAAAGTTGTTGAAGGAGATGAAAATGCTACTCAATTAATGCAAACATTAGCACGAAATAATTGGGACTGGGGAGAACCAGGAATGTTATTTTGGGACAACATTAATAATCATACATTACTATCTGAATATATAAAAAATGGAGAGTTCCAATTTGCTGGAGTTAATCCTTGTTTAGTAGGAGATACAATGATACAGACTGTAGAAGGTCCTAAAGCAATTAAAGATTTAGTTGATACTAAACCATATGTTTATTGCATGGATAATGACGGTAAATTAATTATACGACAAGCTAGTAAAGTATGGAAAACTAGAGAAAATGCCAAATTAATAAAGATTGATTTTAACAGAGGTAAATTAATTTGCACACCTGACCATAAGATATTTACTAGAAATAGAGGCTGGGTGAAAGCTGTAGATTTACAGCCAAAAGATAGATTAAACGGATTAGGATTTAGCAAAGGTAATGAAATTGATGAACTTATTAAACTAACATCAGATAATAAATATTATCCTCATCACAGATTTATAATGAACCAAATGGGTTTTGATATTGAGGGTAAAGATATACAGCATAAAGATGATAACCATTTAAATAATGTATTTAGTAATTTAGAAGTATTAGACCATGCTGAACATAGTAGACATACTAATACAGGTAAAAACTTTATAGTAAAATCAGTTACAAAATTAGATTATACTGCTGATGTATATGATATGACCGTTGACGGTGTTCATAATTTTGTAGCTAATAACATAATAGTTCACAATTGTGCTGAAGAGCCTTTACCTCCTGGAGGTAGTTGTTTATTAGGAGCATTAAACTTATCTGAATTTGTAAATGACCCATTTGGGAAAAAACCTGCATTTAATTTGCCCGAATTTAGAAAAGCAGTAAATATAGCAGTTGACGCACTAAATGAGGTACTTGACGAGGGGTTAAAACTTCACCCATTACAAATACAAAGGGATTCAGTTGGAGATTGGAGACAAATTGGTCTTGGTATTATGGGATTTGCAGACGCATTAGTAAAATTGAGAATACCATATGGCAGTAAAAGATGTATGAATTTGATAAATGTAATTGGAAAAGAGTTAGTCAATACAGGTCTACAACAGTCAGCCATATTAGCAGGAAGTAAAGGACCATTTGCTAAATATAATAAAGATTATATTTTAAATTCTACTTTTATAAAAAGAGGGTGTATTACAGAGAAAACTAAAGATTTAATTAAATTATACGGGTTACGAAACTCACAATTATTTACAATAGCTCCAACTGGTTCAATTGGAACTATGTTAGGAATTAGCACCGGAGTTGAGCCAATATATGACGTAAATGGTTATACGCGAACAACAAAATCATTACAAGACGAGGAAACAACTTATACAGAGTATCCGGGTATAATACAACAAGCTATATTGGCAGATGACATAAATATGACAACTGATAAACCTGCTTATATAGTAGGGGCAAAAGATTTAGATTATCTTGAGAGAGTAACAGTTCAAGCAACGTGGCAAAAATGGATTGACGCGAGTATTTCAAGTACTGTAAATTTACCGGCAGACGCGACAGTGACCGACGTATTTAAATTATACATTTCAGCCCACGTGTTAGGTTGCAAAGGAGTAACCGTATTTAGAGAGGGTTGTAAGAGAGCTGGAATATTAAATGGTAACACTCAAAAGGACGAGAACCCTCCAGTAGAGGTTGCAGACATACAAATAAATATTGAAGACACTGACATAGACCATTGTGTAGCTATGGGCAGTAAATTACAAACAGGTTGTGGAAGTTTATGGATGACTGTATATTTTAATCCTCTTACTGGTAAATTATGTCATATATTCCTAAATAAAGGTTCAAGTGGAGGTTGTAATTCTTACATGGTAGGTCTTTCTAGATTAATCTCACTGGCTGGCAAAAGAGGGGCAACAGTTGAGGAGATAATTGACCAACTTGAGTCCGTAGTAGCGTGTCCATCATTTGTAAAAAGAAAATGGAGTATTGGGGATACGAGTGCTGGTAAATGTTGTCCCGAGGCAATAGGTAAAGAGCTAAAAGTATTATATGAGAGATTTAAAAAATCTTTTATGAATAATACAGTAATAGAGGATAATAATGAAGAATCACAAACATATGAGATAGCAAAATGTCCAGAATGTGGTGAGGACTTGTCTTTTATGGGAGGTTGTGTTACTTGCACAAATTGTGGATATAGCAAATGCGATTAGGAGGAGTAGAAAATGTTTGTAGTTGGATTATGTGTTGGAGCTTTATTAGGAGCTTTATTAGGAGTTATAATAATGTGTTTACTTCAAATAAATAATATAGAAGAGTAGTTAACAAATTTTAGTAAAATTAATATAAAATATACATAACCTAAAGGGGAGGGTTAAAAAATAAGTCCCCTGTTTAAAAACTTATACAAATAAAAAATTAAAGGAGGAATAAAAAATGGTAGATATAACTAGAAAGGATTTAGCCAAACAATACCCAGTATACACAAAAGCTGGCAAAATATGGAAAAACAGAATAAATTGGAGTGAGGTGTTAAAACCTGGTACAGTTATATCTACTAACTTTGGTATTTTTACCTTTGTGAGTACTTATAAAGAAAACAAAGTATGGTATATTATATTATCTGACGGGGTTAATAATTATACAGTAAAAAGACAACAGGCAAGAAAAAACAAAAAGTTACCAAAAACTACTGTTATTCAAAAGGTTGTTTATTTAGCTAGAATTGACATATTAGAGTCTTTATTAGACCAAGCTGAAAAACGAATAAAACGATATAATAAAGAACATATGGCAAAATATGGAACTCGAGGCAAGATAGGTATAGACAGGACATTATGTGATACCTTTCCTTTTACGATAAATACTATTTTAAGTGTAGGTTATATAGACGACCATTTGTTTAATAAATTTAAAAGACAGCTTATAAATTATTATCATCCCGATAAAGGAAATGTAAAGGGGGCATGGGAGTTAACCGTAATAGCAGAAAAGGCAGATTTAGTAAAGAGAGTTAGGGGGGTTTTATAAAATGAGAGGTTATACCGTATTATATTTGGATAATGGAATATTAATTTCGTCTCAAAAAGTTTTAAAGGGGTTAGAAAAAGCTCCTATGAAGTTAGATGTAGTTATTGAAAAGAATAGTAATGGATGGAAATCACCTAAGTTACCCGTCACATTGACCATGAGAGAAGAGAGAGGTCAAATTGAGAGTATTGGGGGTAATGGTATTGAAGGAGGAATTTTAACAATAAACTCATTTTTAAAAGGCAATGTGTCGAAGTTATTATTTAATGGTAAAAATTTCTCACCCACTATTGTCAAAAGAATTGAAAAATTGTTAATGCCTCCTAAAGGCAGTAAAACAAAAATTAAACAAATTATTATTAAAACTGACGAAGGTAAATGGATACTAAATCCGGAATTTATACCAAATAAAGATTAAAAAAGTTAACAGTATTTAACAAATTAAATATATAATATACATACCCGAAAAGGGGCGGGTAAAAATAATACCCCTTGTTTAATAATAAAAAAATTTAGAGGAGGAGTATAAAATGGCAAGAATAGGAATTGGAAATGTAGGTAAATATCAAGGAGGTAATAATGGAGGTTATTTCACATTATCTGACGACGGAGATAGTGCTACAGTAAGATTTCTTTATAATCAACCCGACGGGTCAGATATAGACTTCTTTTTAGTTCATGAGGTAGAAATAGAAGGTAAAAGACGATATGTAAGTTGTAATGCTGTTGATGAAGAGGGTAATATGCACACTGATGATTGTCCATTATGTAAAGCAGGTAATAGACCAAAAGAAAAATTGTTTTTACAATTGGTTGAAGAAAGTGACTTAAATACTGTGAAGGTATGGGAGAGAGGTTCTAAATTCGTTGCAAAAATAGTTACTTATTTGAATAAATTTGGAGACCTATCTAGTATCCCGATAGAAATAGTTAGACGAGGTAAAAAAGGAGATACAGGTACTCAATATGAATTTTTACCAGGTGCCCCAGACGGTAAAAGTTTAAAAGATTTTGCCCAAAAGCACGAAATTGAGGGGTCAATGGTAATAAAGGCAAGTAAACAAGACATGATTGATATGTTAAATAATAATTACTCAACTGGTTCAAATAAATCTCAACAAAACCAACAACCCTCATACACAAATAATTACACAGCAAGACCAAGTAGAGGTAGTAGAACAACCTCAACAGATGTATTTTAATTAAAAGGAGATAAAATTATGCAACTAAAAAATACTATAAAATTAATGTTAAGTGATGATTTTAAAGAAAGATTTAAAGCAGAATATTATCAATTAAACAAAAGAATAGCAGGATTACAAGGAATGTTAATAAACTATAAACAAGGCACTTTAGATTTTACACCAAATTGTTCATATGAACTATTATATACTCAATTAGTATATATGGAAGGATATAGAAATATATTAGAAGAACGAGCAAAAATAGAAAATATAGATTTATCTGTTGAACCATATTAATATATTCATAAGATAACAAAATATAACCACTTCTTAATTGAAGTGGTTATTGTATAGGAGGAGAATAAAATGGGAAGAATGGAAAATTTATTTGCTGGGATAAAAGGTAGAAACTCCAAAGACGCTCAAGCTAAAGCACTTGAGGTACTTCATCAACATAAAAAGAGAGTAACACGAGTTGCTCCTGTAGTGCCGAAAAGTATAAAAGATAAAGTGGAGTACGCAAAACAATTGTCAGAAGAGGTATTTGCTGATAAAAAAGCAAATTTAGAACTACTAGATACAGAGGATAAAATAATAAAATATTTAGACGTTGTTATCAAAAATGGAGTATTGGCACTAGACACAGAAACAAATGGTCTTGATAGGATTGACGGAGAAATAGCTGGGGTATGTATATATACCCCAACTCAAAAGGGAGCATATATACCGGTTGGACACAAATCATATATGACCAACCAACCTCTAAAAACAAATATATCAAAACATTTTATAAAAGAACAATTTGAAAAATTAAATACTCATGGAGTTAAATATATTCTCCACAATGCAAAATTTGATATGCACATTATGTGGTGGATGTGTGGCGTCAAGATTATACCATATTGGGACACTTTAATAGGTAGTAATTTACTAAATGAAAATGAACCTCATGGGTTAAAACAATTATACAAAAAATATGTAGACACTGAAAATGAAGACAGTAAAGTTGCCTCTTTTAACACATTATTTAAAGGTATTGAGTTTAATAAAATACCTCCGGACGTTGGGTATATGTATGCAGCATTTGACCCTGTAATGACATATGAGTTATATAAATTCCAAGAACAGTTTATAGACATTAATGGTCAATATTGTAAAGAAAAAGGGCTTGAAAAAGTTGCTTATGTATTTAGAGAAATTGAAATGCCTTTAATCCAGGTAGTATTTGAGATGGAGTGTACTGGAGTACAAATAGACACCGAGTTGGCAAAACAATTACGAGAAAAATACACTAAATATATGATAAGAGCAGAAAATAAATTTGACGAGGAGTGTGCAAAACTAGACAAACAATTTGACGAACTACTTGTCAAAAA